CTTCGGCTTGGGCGCTTTTTTTGTTGCTTTTTTAAGGCAGGAGGGCGGCAACATGGCAGAAAAAAAGGCGGCGCAGGCCGTCCAGAAGATGAGCAAGGCGCAGCAGGGTGTTGAACGAGCAAGGCAGCAGGCAGAGCGCGGGGAACTGGTGGACAGTCTAGGCCGAGTGGTTAAACCGTCGCAGATTGCGGCGCTGTCTCCAAAATCCATAGGAGATCAGCCAGCAGAACGCAAGCGGGCAATCCAACAGGCAGGAGCAGCAGCAAGCAACGAGCTACAAGCGAAGAGACGGACTATTAAGGACATCTACAACGACTTACTGCAGCAGCCAGACGATATTACAGGGATAGAGGATCAAGAACTAGCAGAGAGGGCACAACAGCGAGCACAACAGCAGGGGAAAGCGATAACGGTATATGACAGCATCGCGATAGCGATGGCGGCGAAAGCAAAGGCCGGAGATGTAAAAGCGGCGGTGTTCGTGCGTGATTCTGCCGGGGATAAACCGGCAGACCAGATGGAGATCACAGCCGAGACGATGACGGACGCAGATAGAAAAATGTTGCAGAACATACAACAGCGGATGCAAAAGAACGATGCAACGTGAAATGGATGTTCGCTAAATAAGTATTTAGCGAAATAGGCAGGGTTTGAGGATGAAGGAAAGCCGGAAAGCGGAAAGCCTGCGGGGGCTGCTGGATGGCATCAAGGCAGGGCCGGTGGTGTATTTTTTTTATAGGTAGGAATCCGGGCCGGAGGTCGGCAGGGTAGGGGGTGGGGGTATCCCCCCTATGAGGGTGGCCCGGGGGGTGTACGAAGAGCGCGGCCCAGTACGAATATGTCCGTTCCCCCAGCGCATTCAAAAATAAAATTTAAGAGGTGTGAGCAATGGAGCAGCAAAAATACAACGCCGACAACACCGGACCAGTTGGAGAACGAGGCCCTGCGTGGTACGATGACTACACCATAGAAGAGCTTTTGGAAAGAATCATTGGTGACGCTTATGCGATTGGGGCAAAAATAGGGCATCCCCCTATGCGAGTTTTCATTCCAAAATGGAATAGGTTCCCTAAAAAAATAAAATTTTGAAATTTTGAGTTTCACGGTGCGGAGACAGTACCTCCTACTGCTTATGGGACTAGGGCCGTCCGCTTCAAGACCCAGCGGCCACAATACAAAGCGTTCTGCTACGGCAGGGCGTTTTTTTTATTTGCAGAATAAACCCGCGAGGAGTGGGAACGGTTTGCTAAACCGATTGGCCGCCGATGGTGGCTGGGGTTCGTGTCCTCTGTTCTGCGCCATACACAACATGGGAGCCGGTTCGTCTAATAGGAAGGATGCGCGATACAAGGGTTCGAGTCCCTTACGGGTTGTCATGTTGTGTGTTTTATATGCTGCATAGCTGACCATTTTGGTGACGTTACCAAGATGGTATGAGCGCTGCGTTCCGAAGCAACGGCGCGGCAAAGGTGCAAGACCTATGTGCAGTACCAGCGCCGATGATGCTGGTAAATAGGCTAGTGCAAGCGCATTCCGTTCCCAGCTAGGCAACCCCCGCGAGCCTACTAACAGTGCGTAACATGTGGCGGGTTCTGAACAGGCTTGTGCTGGTATGGCTTGCCAAAGAAACTTGCAAGGCAGAAAGCATGAGCCTTATTTTTTAGATGTTCCCGACATTTATGTCGGAGAGAAAGGATGGATACCTATGCCGTATATTCCTGTCGGCGCTATCGTTGGCGCAATCCATATGCAGAACACGATTTCCAGACACCGCCGCGAGGAAGAAGCCAAGGAAAAAGAGGAAGAGCCGAAAAGCAAGCAGGATGTGATGCCTATGTATTTCAGGAAAAAGCCGGTTGTCATTGAAGCGTACCGGACGCAGGAAGAACTTGATATTTTTACGCTGGAAGGCGTTATGCACGCTGCTCCCGGTGACTGGATTATCACTGGTGTGAACGGTGAACAGTATCCGTGCAAACCGGACATTTTTGAAAAGACATACGAGCCTGTAGAATGAGCAGATCGCGGCAATTCTCTGTTGCACGCAACTTGCAAAAGCGTGTAAGTTTGTAGCAAGTTTCTGAATATAAGACGGTAACGCGCTAAATATCAACTTGCTTATAACTTGCACACCGTGCAACACGCGCAACTGCCGCGCCTTTTATTTGCAATCATAGCTTAATTGGCAAAGCCACGGCTCGAGCGTGAGTTACAGGTTCAAATCCAGTTGATTGCACCAATGCTGGGTCGCTCCCACCGGTGAAAGCCCGGCGCAGGCAAAACGCGATAGATGACCTGAACGCTGTAAGCAAAGCGGCAAGCCGATCAGGAGCGCGGCGCGATGGCAGGTCGCAACGGGACTTCGAGAGCCTGAAAAAATCTGCCCGGCATCTGCTTGTGCGGACTCCGGTACTGCCGCAGTTACGCATCGCCGAAAACCATAACATCAAAGCAGAACCGCGAATCCGCACGCGGGGATAAATGCAGCGGATGAAAAAAGCGTTGCGGATTTGCTCCCCGCAACGGGTGAGACCGGCATAGCAGAGACCGGTAGGGCGGGTATGGGGAATTTTGAGGTAGAGAAATGGATTGCAAGCTCGATTTTGAGATTTACGGGAAATCATTCTTTCTGTTGCCGTCGCTTTCGTTTTTGCGTAACAACATGGTGTATGCGAGACCGAACTTGGCAATCAATTTTGATTGGCTGGGTTTCCACGCAAGAATTTTGCTGATGGCGGGGTGATGCGGTGACACTGGAAGAAGCGAGAGAACTGGAACGGGAAGCGTGCCGCAAAGACCCCGTTTATTTTTGCGAGACGTACTGCCACATTGAGGACAAGGACGCGGACGAGCTGATACAGCCGTTTACGCTGTGGGATGGGCAGAAAAAAGCCCTGGTGGTGTTTGCTGGGAACCGGCTTGTGTGCGTGCTGAAAGCGCGGCAGCTTGGGTTTACCTGGCTGGCACTGGTGGAAGTGGCGCGGCTTGTGGCGCTGAACACAGGCCGTACTGCCATAGGTTTGAGCCGGTCGGAGGACGAGGCCAAAGAGCTTGTGCGCCGCCTTGCGGTGATCCTGCGGTATATGCCAGAGTTTATCCGCGAGGTGGACACGCCGGGCGGAAGTATCCCGGGGTGGTCAGGGCCGGTGTTCTACAAAAGCACGATGCAGGTAGTTGTGATGTGGCCGGACGGCCCGGAGAGCGTGTTTAAGGCGTTTCCGTCAAGCCCGGCGGCAGGCCGTTCGTTTACTGCCGACTTGATCGTGATAGACGAATGGGCGTTCCAGCAGTACGCAGAGGAGATCTGGCAGGCGGCATACCCGGTTATCAACCGACCGTTCGGCGGGCGGGTCATTGGCTTGTCTACTATCAAGCTGGGAACGCTGTTTGAGGAAATCTACACGAACCCCGGCAACGGCTTTACCAAGCTGTTTTTGCCATGGAGCACAGACCCGCGCCGCAGTGAGAAGTGGTACGCACAGACGGTCGCTGCACTGGGCGAGGATAAAACGATGCAGGAGTACCCTGCAACAGAGGAAGAAGCACTCTCCGCACCCGGAGGGCGCTTTTTTAGTGAGCTTGATAAAGATACCCACTTGGTCGATGCACCGCCCACAGGGCCGCTTAGACGCTATGTGGCGATTGACTACGGCCTTGATATGCTGGCGGCTATCTGGATTGCCGTTGACCCGAACAACCATGCAACGGTGTACCGGGTGGACGGCGGGCCGAACAAGACGATAGGCGAGGCCGCAGACCTGATTTTGCGAGATTCCGAAGGCGAGGAAATTGATATGTACCTTGCGCCGCCTGATTTGTGGAACCGCAGCCAGGAGAGTGGCAAGAGCCGTGCGCAGTTGTTCAGCGAAGCACATCTGCCGCTGGTGCAAAGTTCCCGCGATTTCCCTGCCGGGTGTGCGGCCATGAAACAATGGCTGCGCAAGGACGAGAAAACAGGGAAGGGGTATCTGACGTTCTACAAGCCGGGCGAGTTGTGGACGTGCCTGACGAAGATACAGAAGGATGATAAAAACCCTGATGTGTATGCAAAGAATCCGCACGGATTGACGCATTTCCCGGATGCGTTGCGCTATTTTTGCGTTTGGTGGACAAGCCCGGCGAAAAAGCCGGTGAATATCAAAAAGCGGCATTGGACGGCGGATATGTACGAGGACTACAAGAACGCAAGCCCGAGCGACCGCAAAATGCTGATTGAGAAATGGGGGAGCCCTGCATGAGATGCCAGACCTGCGGCATAGAGTGCCGCACCGATTCCGAGCACGAAGTGCTGAAATTCATTTGCCGGAACAAGCAGTGCCCTGATTTTGGGCACGTAATGGGGGAGAAAGCCCCCGACGTTGCGGTGATGCGGGTGAATTACCCGGTGGGAGAACAAGAGGGAGCGGGGAAATAGCGACACACTGCGGGCGTGGCCCCACAGGGGAAGGCAGGAGCGGGGCGTCGAGGACGCCGCCCCCTACAACTACGATAGAAGAAGCGCTTACCAGAGATGGTAGGCGCTTTTTTTATACAAATTTTTAGCCGGCGGGCGTTGTACGCGGAGGAACATATGGACGAGTTTGAGAACGGCGTGACCGCTGGCGTAGCCGACCAGATTGAGAACACCCCGGAAGAAAACGTGGAAACTGTTGAAAACGTGGAAACCGATGTGGAAAGTACGGAAATTGCCCCCGCGCAGGAACCGGAAATTCCCAACAATGTATGGGCCATTGCCCGCCAGCGCAGCGAGCGAGAGGCACAGCAGCGCGTAGACCGACAGTTTGCACAGCGATTTGCCGGGTACAAGAACCCCGAGACCGGCGCGGCTATCCATACGATGCAGGATTACTTTGACGCGATGGATGCCCAGAACCGCATTGCCAGACAGAAAGCTATTGAACAGGCTACGGCCAGCCAGACGGCAGAACAACGTGCAGCCTTGCAGCGCATCATTGACAACGACCCGGAGAAAGCACAGCTGAAAGCCGAGATGGAGGAGCTGAAAGCCGCAAGGGTAAACGATGAGGCGCAGGCGGCGTTCAACGCTGATTTTGCCGAGCTGCAAAAGCTGGAACCGGGTCTGAAAAGTGTTGCAGACCTTGCCAACATGGAGAATTTTGGCGAGATCGTGAACCTGGTGCAGAACAAGGGCCTGGATATGGTGACGGCCTACAAGGCGGTCAACTATGGCAAGGCCGTACAGAGCGGCACGGCGGCAGGGCGACAGGCGGCTATCAACGCGGCACGCGGCAAAGGACATCTGGCGTCCCACGGTGGGGCCAATATGCCGGGCAAGGAAAAGACCATGAGCAGCGGGATGCTTGCAAAAGCGCATGAGTATTTCCCGGACAAGAGCGAAGAGGAGCTGCAGAAGCTCTACAACTCAATTTGATTTTTTTGTAAAGGAGACTGACTATGGCAGTTATTTTTAGTAAGGCAAGCGGCCTTGCCAATGATTTTTGGAATGAGTGGGCTGACCTGCTCATCATGAAAATGAAAGACACCGACAACGAGAAGAACAACGATGACGAGCTTGTGAAAGCGCTGTTCAATGTCAAGAAGTCCAAGCGTTTCGGCGAGAAGATCGCAGGTATGTCTACCTTCTCGAACTTTGATCTTGTCGATGAGGGCGCGTCCAGCCCGCTGGATGATTTCGGCGAGGTGGAGCCCAAACTTATTCAGCATTGGGAGTTCAAGAAGGCGTTCCGCGTCACCAAGACAATGATCGAGGACGGCCAGTTCGATATTGCCGCTGCCCGCTCTGCAGCCTATGTGCGTTCCTACAAGCGCACCCGTGCTGTGATTGCTTCTAAAGCACTGACCAGCGCCGCCGCGACCTTTACTTACGGCGAAAAGACCGGGCTGGATTCCACCACTGCGGACGGCAAAGCCCTATTTGCCAAAGACCATACCGGCAATACCGGCGTTGCCGCACAGAGCAATGTGTTCACCAATGCGCTGGGCACCGATGACACGATGCTGAACAAGCTGGCGAATGTCGGCTTCAACTTCATGAATGCCTCCGGCAACAACATGGGTTATGTGTTCGACACCATTATCCTGCCTGCTAACCGCCCCGATATGATCGTGCTGGCAAAGAAAATCGCCAACAGTGACCAGCAGGTTGGCAGCAACTTCAATGATGTGAACGTCAACAAGGGTATGTGGAAGCTGATCGTTGACCACCATTGGCAGGCAGCGGAGGAAAGCAACCCCTATATCATCATGAGTTCTCAGGCCAACAAAGACCTGCTGGGCAACGTGTTCTATGACCGTACCGCGATGGAGACCTTCCAGAATGTGGACACGCTGACGCAGGATCTGATCACTTCCTGCCGTGGCCGTTTCAGCGCCGGTTTCGGAGATTGGCGGCACGTTATTTTGGGCGGCGCTGCTGCTGGTAGCACGCTGACCTAAGGCGGTGCGGCATGGTTCCTAAAGGATTGAAAATCGGTGACACCTTTGAGGACGGCAAGCGGCTGTATGTTGTGGAGGCCGTGAACAAGGACGGGACGTATTATTCCCGGGCGGTAGAGAACGACGAGGCTCACCCGGGCACTGACAGCTTGCCCCAAGGGGAAGTTACCCGGAAACGGCGAACCAAGAAGCAGTAATTTTAGCGGCTCTGCTACGGCAGGGCCGCTTTTTATCACATTTGCGGGGGCGTGACCCCACAGGAGTGACGATATGAAGAAAGACGATAAGCAGACAAAAGACCTTGAAAAATGGCAGGGCAAGCTATCCAGCGCGAAAGCTGCGTACAGCGGCACGCTGGATAAGATGCGCAAGCGCGAGGCCATGTACTACGGCAGCCACGAGATACAGGGGGCCAAGAAGGATGCCACCAATGTGCGCAATATCATCTATGAGCTGATTGAAAGCCAGGTGGATTCTACCTACCCGCTGCCAAAGGTGACGGCCATCCACCAGGAGGACGAGGACAAGGCACGCAAGCTGGAAAGCCTTCTGCGCAACCAGGCACGCCGGATGCACTTTACCGAACTGAACGACCGCAGCGAACGCACCGTGCCGGTGCAGGGGGCCGATTTTTTCCATGTGGAATGGAACCCGGCGGCGGGGTATCACTGCACACTGGGCGACGTAGAAATTGAGTTGCGCCACCCGCGGCAGGTCATTCCCCAGCCGGGCGTGTACAAGCTGGACGACATGGATTATGTGTTTGTGCAAATATCCAAGAGCAAAGAAGCCCTAGAAGCGCGGTACGGCATTAAGCTGGACACCGACACCGAAGATGCACCGGATGCCCGGGGCGGAGACGACGGCAGCACCCACAGCGGCGTTGTGACCCAGAACATTGTCTACTACAAGCACGACAAGGGCACAGTGGGCATGTTTAGCTGGGTAGGCAACCAAGTGTTGGAAGATTTCCCCGATTATTACGCACGAACGGCGGAGGTATGCACAAAATGCGGACGCCGCCGGGTGGGGGATGTATGTGTTTGCGGGAATAAGAAGTTCAAGGAACAGCCCGTGCAGACGCTTACCCTGACCCAGGATGTGACGATGAGCAGCGGTGAGGTTTTGCCCGCACAGGTACAGGGCGAGGATGTGCCAATCGTGAACCCGGATGGCAGCGTACAGCTTGACAATGACACCGGGGAAGTTATCCTGATGCCCGGCGAGATGCAGGCCAACGAGATACCCGCCTACAAGCCGCACGGTTTCCCCCTGATCGAGCGGGTGAACATTGCGGCATCGGATATGTTTTTAGGCGTATCGGACGTGGACATTGTGGCCGACCAGCAGCAAGCCATCAACAAATACGGCACGAAGATACAGGAAAAGCTGCTGAAAGGCGGCAGCTGGGTCATTTTGCCGGAGGGTGTGCAGGCAGAACTGAACGACAACGAGTTAAAAATCCTGCGCATAGAGAACCCGAGCCAGCGCAACATGATCGATGTCATCAACGTGCAGCCCAACGTGCAGAACGACCAGAATATGCTGGAATATAACTATAACTGGGCAAAATCGACGTTGGGCATCACCGACGCGTTCCAGGGCAAGTACGACAGTTCTGCGACATCCGGCAGTGCAAAGCAGTTCAGCGCGAACCAGAGCGCGGGCCGTTTGCAATCCAAGCGAGAGATGAAGAACAACGCCTACGCCAAGCTGTACCGCAAGATGTTTGAATTTTTGCTGGCGTATGCGGACGAGCCGTACCCCATGACGGATACCGACGTGGACGGCGAACAGCAGTACGGGCACTTTGACCGCATGGAGTTTTTGAAGCGTGACGCCGCCGGGGAACTGTACTGGAACGATGAATTTATCATTGAGGTAGACCCGGCAAGCAACCTTGCCAGCAACCGTGAACGGCTGTGGGATATGGCAAAGGTGGATTTCCAGGCGGGCGCGTTTGGCCCCATCGGCGATTTGAACAGTGCCAGAACCTACTGGACATGGAACAAGAGTACCGGATACCCTTACGCGGCAACGGTGCTGGAAGATATCAACAAGCAGCTGGAAGCGCAGCGGCAGATGGAACAGGGGGTGAATGCTGTTGACCTGGAAGGAAATCAAACTGGCGACCTTGCAAAAAATGTTCAGTTCTGACGGAACGGATATCACGAACCCGGACGAGTCGAACAAAGAGTACATGAACGCCATGCCGCAGGCCGCCAACGAAGCCATTGAAATGCTGTGCACGGCGGGGCGATACCTGCGCAAAAGCTGTCGCTTTACCAAAGAGGCGGACGTGCCGCTGACCGTAGATTTGGAAAAGACAGTGCCCAATTTCTGGCGCACCGGGGTCATGGAAATCTACAAGATGGCCGACGGAACGCCCACACCGGTGAGCGGCATTGTACTGTACGGCGGCAAGTATCTGGTATTCCCAGACAGCTATGCGGGAGAGTTTGAGTTTTTTTATGACGCAAAGCCCGAGATGCTGACGCTGACCACCGCCGACGACACGGTAATTGACCTGCCGGATGACGCGGTCGTGCTGCTGCCGCTGTACATGGCAAGTCAGCTGTACAAGGACGATGACATTACGGTGGCGACCTACTACCGCAACGAATTTGAAACCGCTTTTGAACGGCTGCGCAACCCGCAGGCTGTGACGAAAGAGGAATTTACCAGCAATACAGGGTGGTGGTAAGTATGGCGACATTCAGTATTCCGACGCCCATCAGCCGCTCCAAGCTGGTGATCGACAAGCTGCTGGGCATCGACTACACGAGCAACACGGCCAACGTGAGCACGAGCCAAAGCCCCAATGCGCAGAACATCATCCGTTCGGAACCTGGCAAAGTCCGCAAACGAATGGGGTATGAAAAGCTGTACACCTATCCTGCCCGCATCAACGGCTGCCATATCCTGAAAGACAAGACGCTGATCCATGCGGGCACGGCACTGTACCTAAAACCGACGAGCGGCAGCGACATCGGGTCTGCCATTTATACCGGGATGGCCGATGCGCGGAGCAGCAGTTGGCAGATGGACGATAAGCTGTACATTGCCGACGGCAAATGCCTGTTGGTCTATGACGGCAGTACCATCAAGAAAGCAAGCGACAATGCCCGCATCCCGACGCTGACGATTGCAAAAGCACCGTCCGGCGGCGGCAAGCAGTATGACGCGTTGAACCTGCTGCAACCAAAGTTCAAGGAACTTTTTTCAGCAGACGGAACCAGCACCCAGTACCATTTGAGTTTTTCCGGGCTGGACAGCGCCAATGTGACGGTGCGCAAGCTGACGAGCAACGGCAGTTGGGAAACGATGACCAGCGGATACAGCTGCAATGCGTCAACGGGGGTGGTAACGTTCAACACTGCGCCGGGGAAAAGCCCTGTTACCGGCGAGGATAACATTGAGATCACAGCAAGCCGTACCGTGAAAGGCTATGCGGACAGAATCAACAAATGCAATATCGGCATTCTGTTTGGCGTGAACGGTGCGACCGACCGATTATTTTTGAGCGGGAATCCGGATTACCCGAACCAGGATTGGTACAGCGGGCAGTATGATTTGACATACTGGCCAGACACCGGGTACAGCAAGGTAGGCACAGAAAAAAGCGCCATCATGGGATATTCCATCATTGAAAACCGCATAGCGGCGCACAAGGATGAGCACGAGACAGACCGAAACGTGATTATCCGGCAGGGCAATTTGGTGGACAATGAACCGGCGTTCCCTGTCACGAACACGATACAGGGGCCGGGCGCGATCGCCAAATACAGTTTTGCCTACTGTGCGAACGAGCCAATGTTTTTGACGAACTTAGGCATCTATGCGATCACACCTAGTGACATTGTGGGCGAGAGATTCAGCCAGAACCGCAGTTATTACATGAACGGCAAACTGCTGGCCGAAGCAGGGAAGGGCGACGCCTACGCCTGTGTATACAAGGATATGTACTGGCTGTGCCTGAACGGCGTTGCCTATGTGCTGGACGGACAGCAGAATTTGGGCGCGAACAAGAATGAACCGTATTCCACCCGGCAATACGCCTGTTTTTACGAGACGAATATCCCGGCGCGGGTCATGTGGGTAAACGAGACCAGGCTGTATTTTGGCTCTGCCGATGGGAAAATTTATCGGTTTTATAACGACACCGAAGCGCTGACAAGCTACAACGACGACGGTAAGGCCATCTGCGCCGCGTGGGAGACCCCGGATTTGATGGGGGCGCTGTTTTACAAGAACAAGAGTTTCCGCTATCTGGCGCTGCAAATGGCACCCAGTGTTGCCACGAGCGTGACAGTGTTTGCCATGAAGCGCGGCATCTGGAACCAGATATGGAAGGATGAACTGCACAGCCGGTATTTTACCTATTCCCAGTTGGTGTACCACCAGTTCACCTACTCCAACGACCAGACGGCGCGAACGCTGCACAACAAAATACGCATCAAGCGGGTGGACAAGGCGCGGTTCCGATTTGTGAACGAGGAACTGAACCAGCCATTTGGCCTGATGCAGATCGCCACAGAATTTGTGGAAAACGGAAACTTTAAGGGGTGAGGAAATGGCATTCAGAGAAATATTACCCGCCGATTTGAGCGGCAAGGGCAACGTTGGCAAACCGGACACACCGGGATACAGCACGGCAGAGATGCAGCGGGTCATGGACGAAATACCGCGAGAAGTCATTGTGCCGATTTTCAACCAGCTTGTGACGGCCCTGAACGAAATGGCACTGGAAAACCGCACCCACAATGAGGGCGGCTGCCTGTATATCCGGCTGAACGACGATAAAGTCCTTGAGACGAGCAACGACGGCAAGACCTGGCAAGCTACCGGCAGCAGCGGCCATTTGATACTGGACGATGGCGGCGAGGAAATGCCGCAGCGTAGCCGGATGCAGTTTATGGGCGCGACCGTGACGGACAATGGCGGCGTGACACAGATAGCACTGCGCAAAGGTGATACCGGCGCACAAGGCCCGCAAGGCCCGGTAGGCCCGCAGGGGCCAGCGGGTGCACAGGGCAATATTGGCCCCATGGGGCCGCAGGGCATTCAAGGCCCGCGCGGTGTGCAGGGGTTGACCGGCGCACAAGGGCCGACCGGCGCAACAGGCCCGACAGGCCCGCAGGGGCCGAAGGGTGAGAAGGGCGCAGACGGCACGAGCTTTGTTGTGCTGGGGCGCTATGACAGACTGACCCTTTTGGAAGCAGCGCACCCCGCCGGCAATAAGGGCGATGCCTACGCCGTTGGCAGTGAGACCGACAACGTTGTGTACCTTTGGGATGTGGATGCCAAGAAATGGAACCCAATCGGCAGTTTGCAAGGCCCGCAGGGGCCGCAGGGACCGCAGGGGCCGCAAGGCGCTACCGGAGAGACAGGCCCCGCTGGCCCGCAGGGTGAAGTTGGCCAGGAAGGGCCGCAGGGCATCCAGGGAAAAAAGGGAGAAACCGGTGAGCGAGGGCCGCAGGGCATCCAGGGCTTGACAGGTGAGCAAGGTCCAATCGGCGCGACAGGCCCGCAGGGTGAGAAAGGCGACCCGGGTGTTATCCAGAACGTGAACGGCAAGACCGGGGAATCGGTATGGCTGAATGCGGAGGATGTGGGAGCAGAAAACGCGCATAGCTACAAGACCGTAACGGTGGCGGCATCGGCCTGGACTTCCGGCGATTATAGCGTGACGTGGGACGACGGAACCAGCACGAGTTATACGCAGTGCGCCACCGTCACAGTTTCCGGCGTGACGGCAGACAGTCATATCTCCGTATCTGACCGCACGAGAGTGACGGATGCGGTGCGGATGATAGCCGCGCTGGAACCCGGGGCCGGTGTTGTTAAGTTTTATGCGAACGCGGCGCCGACGAGCGCGGCGGTGTTTGTTTTGGAGGTGAGTCAGTAATGGTAGATAATCCGTATAAATATCCGTATGTGCCGGTTGGTGGTGTTATCGCGTGGGACGGAACAGGTCTGACCGGCGCACCGGATATGAGCACGCCCGAAAAAGTTGCTGCGGTGTATGGGTACGGCACTTGGGAACGGTACGGCGTTGACCGAGTAACGGTAGGTGCTGGCGGGGACTACGCGGCGGGCAGTGTTGGCGGTGAGAAGGAACATACGCTGACAGTGAAGGAAATGCCAGCACATAGCCACAATGCACTTTATGGCGGTGGTAGTAATTTTCAATATGGCTTTAGCATTGTTGAAAATTCAGTAAGTGGACAATTTGAAAGATACGCTATTCAAAACACTGGTGGCTCTCAGCCCCATAATAATATGCCGCCATACATCGGAACGTACAAATACCGCCGTATCGCGTAAAGGAGAACATTATGAACGCAACAAATAATCCATATGCTGTCACCCCCCCCACTGATACGACGCTGACGAAAGAGGGCGTTGCCGCTGATGCTAAGGCCGTGGGGAAGGCCTTGGGAAAAAAAGCAGACAGCACCGATGTAGAAAACGCGCTCAGTCAAAAACAAACGACGCTTCTGGAAGAAAGGTTCACCCAAAACACGGATTCAAACGGCAATATATATACTGGCTGGCATACCGAAAATTATGTCATTGTCGCTGCTTTTGCACAAAATCTGATAGCACAAACGTTTATAACCGGCGAATATACTTACGCCATCCATTTGTCCGACTATCAAAATCAAAACATCGGCGTACGAGATAATGTTACTGTATGGGTACGGTATTATAAAAGAACATAATTTAAGGAGAAATAATGAAAAAACTCGGAATTGACGCAAGCAAATATCAAGGCACTATCGATTGGGCAAAAGCCAAGGCGGGCGGTGTGAAGTTTGCCATGCCCATCGTGAACAAGTACACGGCTGTGTATATGTGGCAGCACACCGGCTGACCCCGAAGGGGGTGGCGGTATGAGTGCAACGGATGGCCGAAAATTTGATTAGAAAGGATGATAACCTTGAAAAATACTGTAACAAAGGAACAAATTCAGAATCTGCTGAATAACGCCGAAATCACTGTTGCCACAAAATTTGACAAAGTGACTGTTGTCTGCTGCAAATTGGAAAACGGCTTTGTCATTACCGAGGCATCTGGTGCGGTAGATGCCGCAAACTATGATGAGACTATCGGAAGAGAGTGCTGCATGGGACGTATTGAAAATAAGCTCTGGGAGCTGGAAGGATACGCGCTTTCCAAAAAGCTGTACGAGGAGAAGTTAAAATGAGACTTTCAAACGGTGAAGTCCTGCTGCACTGGCCGCTTGACATTCATGTGCTGACACAGGGCTGGTATTACAATGATGGCTCCCTGCATCAAGCGGTTGATCTGCGTACCCAGATCGACGGTATGTACATCCGCCCAGTCTATGCCGCCGAGGACGGCACGGTTGACCAGACGCAAAACTGGGACGGCCATACAAAGACCGGGATGCAGAGCTATGGCAACATGGTGAGAATCAAGCACGCGCCCTACAAGAGAAAGACCTTGCAGACTCGGTACGCGCATTTAAGCAGCTATTGCGTTAAGGTCGGGCAGAAAGTCAAAGAGGGAGAACTCATCGGTTTTTCTGGCGTTAGCGGGAATGTGTTCGGTGCGCACCTGCATTTTGAAGTTATCCTGAACGGCAAGCGCACCAATCCGCTGACATGGCTGGATGGCGACTTCACCACAGCAAGCGGGCAGGTGTTTACCTACCGCGCCGGTGAGCACGCCGTAGAGAAGCCCGCAGACGCTGCACATCCCAGCGGTGAGGAAGTTCTGATTGATGTGTCCTACAACCAGGGCGCTATTGACTGGGCGAAAGTTCCCTACCGCGCTATTGTTCGCATCGGGTATCGCGGATACGGCAGCGGGAAGCTGATGAAGGACGAGCAGTACGACGCCAACCTTGCAGGGGCGAAAGCAAACGGCAAACTGTTCGGCTTTTATTTCTTCTCACAGGCAGTCACAGTGGACGAAGCCCGCGAGGAAGCCGATTTCTGCGCAAGCCTTGCCCCGACCGGCTACCCGCTGTTTTTCGATGCCGAGTGGAGCCACGAGACACACGATGGCCGCGCCGACAACCTTACAAAAGACCAGCGCACCGCCATCGCGATGGCGTTCTGTGAGAGAGCCAAGACGCACGGATTCACCGCTGGCATTTATACATTCACGGCATTTGCAAGCGCAAACATCGACTACGCCTATCTGTGTGAAGATTACATCGGCTGGCTTGCCGACACACGCACGAACTACGACAAGACGCTGCCGCGCTACATCCACCAATATGGGCAGGCCGCGAAGGGCAGCGTGCCGGGCATCACTGCCGTGGTTGATTTGAATCATCTGGTAAAGGCCCTGCCCGCGGTGGACAAGCCCGAAAGCAAGCTACAAGTGATTACCATCGGACCGGTGAGCCAGGGGGATGCAGATGCAATTTATCTGTTGTGCAAGGGGCGCGGCCTGACGGATGCCGGGCTGTATAAATCTGAATGGGCGGAGGAGTGATGCCGATGCAGCACGTATTTTCATTTACGATTGCGGAAGCCTGGGCGTTTTTGATCTACGCGGCGGGCGCTGCTGCCGGACTGTATGCCGGGGGCGTGGCCATAAGCAAAGTAATCGCCGCAGTAAAAAAGCCGAAGACCGACCAGGACAAACGCATTACCAAGTTGGAAGCGCGGGTGAACGCCATGGAGGGATTCTTGAAAAACGACAAACTGCGGCTTGACCGCATGGATGAGGGGCAGCATGTGACCATGCAGGCGTTGCTGGCCCTGCTTGACCACAATCTGGATGGGAACAACATTGACCAGATGCAGAAAGCAAAGGAAGCCTTGCAGAATCATCTGATTGGCTGAAAGAGGGTGCATATCTATGAGTGATTTTTTTAAAAATCTGGCAGCGCTTATCAAGGTAAAAACCATTGTGACGCTTGTGGTTGTTGCAGTTTTTGCCGTGATGGCATTGCAGAGCAAGTTACAGCCTGACACGGTCATGACCATTGTGACAATGGTCGTGGCCTTTTATTTTGGCACGCAGAGCGAGAAGAAAGGGGAATGATGTATGCCGAAACCAGTTACAGGGTCTACAAAAGATTACTACGTTAAACCCGGCACGAACAGAGTAAACCAGTATGGCAGCAGAAAAACATATACGACCGGCAGCAACAAATATACGGCCCCAAAGAAGACGTATACCCAGCCTGTGCAGCCGGTGAGCCAGCCAAAGACCACCTACACAGCCCCGGCCACGGTGGTATCCACGCCCACGTACAGCGCACCGCAGCAGAGTTACAGCGCACCGCAGCAGAACAACGACTATATGCAAAGCTACCTGAACCAGATGCAGAGCGCCTTACAGGCGGCCCAGCAGCAGGCGGCGGAAGCACAGCGCCGGGCAGAAGAGCAGATGAGAGCCGCGCAGGAGGCGCAGCGCAAAGCGCGTGAGGAAGCCTACCAGCGCAGTGCGGCCCAGCAGAAAACCGACTATGAGTACGGCCAGGGCCAGCTGAACAGCGCCACAGACAGTGCCTTGCAGCAAGCGTACATCAACAAGATGATGAACCAGCGCACCCTTGCCCAGCAGCTTGCGGCGCAGGGCATTGGCGGCGGCGCGGCGGAGACCACGACCAGCCGCAACGCCCTGGAAACTGAACGTGCCGCCCAGCTGGCAAGTTTGCTGAACACCTACCAGAACAACATGGCCCAGCTGGAAAACCAGAAGGCCAGCGGCGACGCAGCCGATTTGAGCCAGTACCAGACGAATTTGAGCAACCTGACGGCGAACAACGCAAATAACTTGATCAGCCTGATGCAGGGATACGCGAACATGGCGGCCAATATGCCGCGCTTGACGCAGAAGTTCAACACCAGCACCGGGCAGTGGGAATACAGCTACGAATAAAGGAATGGGGCGGCAAAGGAAAAGCCGCCCCACCACTTTTTGTATATGGGAGGTCTTGACAGATGGCAAAAGTGAGCAACCGGGAAGAAGCGCTGTTGAACGCATACTTGAACCGGTACAAAAACGCCCAGGCCAGCACGGTGAACGAGGGCCAGAACAAAACGCAGACGGCGCGGGCAAAGGGCGCGGCACTGCTGAATGCGACCGACAAGACCCTGCCTGTACTGAAAGACACGTACAGCGACACCCTACAAAACATTGTGCAGGGGGCCAGCCTGGAAAACAGCTTGAACAATGATGTGCTGAACCGCCAGATGAAACTTGCGCAAGCCAAGTTCGAACAGGCAAACGACCTGTACGAGCAGCAAAAAAAGGCACAGCAGTATGCCGAAAAACAGGCAGCGAAAGAAGCGGCGGCAGCGGCCAAAGCGGCGGCCAAAGCGGCCCGGGGCGGGCGCAGAAGCGGGAAGGGCAGCGGGAAATCCGGCAGCAGCACCGGCAGCGCCAGCGGTGAGGATGCAGGGGCAGCGATGGATGCGCTGTTTGGGGGAAACAGTGCGGCAAGCACCGCCGACACCGCGAGAAATAAAGGCGGCAACTACGACCCCAAGCGCACAAATGCAGAGCGCAACGCCAGCGCCCGCGCCCGGTACGACGACAGCAAGCAGGAAAAATCCGATGTTAAATACCGCGCCCAGCAGAAGCGGGAGCAGACGGTGCAAATGCTCAAAGACAAACAGGCCGCCGCCAACGCAGGGGCCAATAAAGGCAAAACCGTCGGCAAGACCTACGCCGAGCAGAAGAATGCCGGGAATACTTTCACGAAGCCGTCCGTTAATGTGCAATCTGCCAAAGGTGACCAAGCGAACCAGCGGTATGCTGAACTGGAAGAAGAGGATACCACCCGCAAGACCACCGAAAAAAGCGGCCAGCGCGGTATTGGCAGCCGCATTGCAGACCTTGCCAAAGGCACGTCCAAACAGGCTATTGGTGCTGCGTTGAGCTTTTTGGAAGCCCCGGCGGGCGGCGGCAGTCAGGCCAACAAGGCTGCGCAGTATGAGATGCGCCGCCTGATGGAGACCGGGCAGGCATTGAATGCGGACGGTAGTGTGAGCGGTGCTTACCAGAAAGCGCTTGACCAGTTTGAGAATACCAAGAACGACCAGGATGTTCTGGCCGAAAAATTTGTACCTGCACTGGGCCTTGTGAAAGAAGGCAATGCGCAGGTGCAGCGCGGTGGCGAGGGGCTGAACGGCGCAGGGAAGGCAGCGTACAACATTGCGGCAATGGGTGCGAACATGGCCCCCGGCATGGCGCTGGGCCTTGTGAACCCCGCGTTAGGTGCTGGCTACATGGGCATGACGAGCGCGGGCCAGAAATTGGCTGAAGAAACGGAAAAGGGCATGGGCAGCAGGGATGCGCTTTTGCGCGGTGCTGCAAGCGGCTTGATTTCCACTGGGACAAATGCTGTACCGATTGGCGAGTTTGCGAACATTACGAAAAACGGCAGCCCGATTTTGCAGGGTGCACTGAAAGAGGGCGTAGAAAACGCCGGGCAGGAAGCGGCAGATTATTTGCTGAACACAGCGGCAGACTATGCCCTGAAAGACCCGGATGCAAATTTCAGCTTGCAGGATATGGCAAGCCAGGTCGGCATGGGCGCGGCCACCGGCGCGGCGTTTGGTGCGCTGGGCGGTGTGCTGAACCGCGTAGGAAACCGGGCCGGGCTGCTTGACAACGGGCAGCAGGACGAGGCGTTTTTGCGCGAGGAAACGTTACCGGAAGAGACGTTTGCGCCGGACGCAACGGACTTGGAGCAAAATGCAGTGCCGCAGGATGTGCCCGCCGCGATTGCACAGAACAACATGGCGCAGGAACGCATTGTACAACAGGCCGCCGACGCATTGCCCGCCCAGGCCGCAGCAGAGGCCGCGCAAAACGCGCCGATTGCAGATGCGGCACCGAGTATGCCTGCCGCACAACAGGCCGCACAGAGCGCCGCTGCGCCGCGCAGCACGGGCACTGCGTATATGCCTGACAACACGCCTGTAAATTACCGTTGGGCGGCAGTGGATGCCAATGACCTTGTGGCAAGCAATGACGCGCTGGGCAGTGCAAACCCGGCCTACCCGAAGGAGTACCAGAACAGAAACAGAGACAGTGCCGCCAGTATGCAGCAGATCACTCGCATGGCAAATGACCTGAACCCGGAACGGTTGGCGGACAGTGCGAACATCGGCGACGGGAGCCCGGTTGTGCGCGGCGACAATGTGGTGTTGAGCGGCAACGGACGCACGGCGGCTATCCAGACAGCGTATCGTGACGGAAAGGCCGACAACTACCGCAACTATGTGATGAGCCACGCCGCCGAATACGGCATTGACCCGAACACCTTGCCGGAGAACCCTGTACTTGTGCGCGTGGCAGACGATAACACCGATATGCTGAAACTGGCACGCGGGGCGAATGAATCCACGACAGCCAGCTTTGGCGCAGCGGAAAATGCGGTGAACTACGGCCAGAATGTGACCGCCAGCAGTGCCATGAGCCGTTATAACCCGGAGAAGTCTATTACAGACCCGGCAAACAACAGCGCGGTGGCAGGGCTTTTGCGGGATATTGTTCCTGAAAGCGAATATAACCGCATGGTCACGAAGGACGGCAAAGTATCTTTGGATGGGTACAAAACCGCAAAAGATGCTATGTTTGCCGCCGCCTACGGCAACAGTGACCGCTTGCAGATTTTGGCAGAGGGCGGCGACGATTCCAGCCGGAACATTACGGCGGCGATGCGCGACAGCGCGGCCAACGCGGTAACGCTAAAACAGATGGTGCAGCGCGGGGAACTGCCGCAAGAATTTGACGTTACAAACGATGTTTCCGGCGCAGCGAACTTGTATGCCTATGTAAAAAGTGGTACTATGGGGAAAGGCAAGACCGTTGCGGATTATGTTTCCGGGCTGACGCAGGGCGAGGATGGCAAGTTCTACGATGGTTTTGATGAAGTACCCTATACCCCCATGAGTATGTACATTGCGGAGATCATGGAAGATAACCGCCGCAGCGGAAAACAGACGACGGAATTTCTGGACAATCTGTACGCAAGTGCCAAAGAGGGTGAGGGCGGAGAACTTACACTGGAGGGAATGACCGATGCAAGAACAAGACAAAGTATCATCGACGATGCCGTCAGAGGATTCTATGAAACTCCCGAGCGAAGCAACAATGGAAAAGCTGCACCAAATGTGCCTTTCGCAGGGGAAAGCTGGGCAAATCCAGTGGGAAATCATCCAGCGGACGCAGCAAAAGTTGCAGAACAAGTAAGTAACACAGCGCCTTTGGCTGATGCCGGGGGCGCTAATGCTTTACCCATGCCCGCCAGGGCGGATGCAAGTGAGCCTGTGCCCGGCATGGACATTGTGGAGAATGCCCGCCAGACGGCAGGAGCCGCCAGCGGGCAGAATGCAGCGCGGCCGTTGAATGGCAGCGAGAGCGTGCCGGAGAATGCGGTGGGCGCGGAAAGTACGCAGTATGACCGCCGCGAGGTGGTGAACCAGGACTACGCGAACCAGCGTGTTATGCGTGGAGATATGGACGAGCCGACCGCTGCAGAACTTGGCATTGGCGAGCAGACGCACACTGTTTACAGCCGGGCAGAGGGCCGGGACACGGCATCGCAGGATTTTGATGTACTTGTGCAGCAGACAGGCAGTGTGACCGGAGCCGGGCGCACAGTGACAGATGAGCTAAACAGGAAAATCCAGAATGGGCAATGGGATGCTTCCGATGTGTACGCTGGCAGCCATGCGGCGGAACAGCTGCGCCAGCGTTTGGCAGAACTCCCGGAAGGCAGCGCGGAAGCCGATGTAGTGAAAGCCCAAATTGCGAATATCAACCGCGCCGTAAGCGCCGGGCAGAGCAAGGCCGGACAGGCGCTTGTTTCTGGACGATATGCGCAGCCTGACGAATACAGCGGAATCCGGCGGTTTGAACAGTACACACAGAACAGTGTTGACCGCTTTGCCAATACGCGGCAGGGTCAACAGCTACACGATGTGGCGCAGGAAGTTGCCGACACGATGAATGGGCCGATGGATGATGAGTTCACGGCCTTTGTGCATAGCCAGGGCGTGGACACCGGTGATGATGTGCGTGACCAGCTTGAGTATATGGCCGAACAAATTCAACGCATGGGCCGCGCACGCAACGTAAACATCAACGAAGAACAGGCCAGAGCCGCCGCAGCCAGATTGCAGGCAGGCGGCACCGTCGAAGACATTTACGGTGCGTTTGCACGGCAGGCCCTTGGCATCGGCGATTTAAGTCAGGAAGATTTAGACTATGCCGTTGACACTTTCCGCCGGATTTCGGATATGCCGGATAGCCGGGAACGCTACGACCTTGAGATGAGTGTTTACGGCCGCATGGCAAACTATATGCCTGCGCGCGGGTTTGCAGACAGACTGAATAACATCCGTTACCTGTGCATGCTTGGCAACAGCCGCACGCATATCCGTAACATGATGGGCAATGTTATGATGGGCACGGTGACGCGCGCAAAGGACAATATTGCGGGCGTGATGCAGCTTGCCTTGCCGCAGAACGAACGCACGAAAGCTGTTGGCACAATGCTGACTGCGGATGGACGGCGAATGGTAAACCGCGCCAGAGACTACGCAGACAACCAGATGTACAGCATACTGTATCAGGATGGCCGCTGGAACATGGATACCGGGCTGCAGGCCGCACGAAACACCTACACCACGCCTGTTGGGCGAGCGATCGGGCGTTTAAGCGACATCAACGGCGGCGCACTGGAAGCAGAGGATAATTTCTTTTTGCGCAGTGCGTTCGGCAACAGCATGGCAAGCTTTTTAAAAGCACGCGGGTATGACAGCAGCATTTTTGACGCTACGGATGAGCACAGCCGGTCTGTACTGCGGCAGGCTGCGGCGCAAGCGCTTGAAGACGCGCGTGAAGCTACATTCCACGAGGACAACTTCTTGAGCACGGCGTTCCGCAATTTCTCAAACGATACGCGGAGACACGGGCCTGCCGGGCAGATTGCCTATGCGGTGACAGAAGGCATTTTGCCGTTCAAGAAAACGCCCATCAACATTGCAAAGAACGCATTGGAGTACAACCCTGTCGGTGGAGCAGTAGAAGCGATCTACCGCGGGGCAACCGGGCAGGGTGCAACGCGGGTGATGGACGCTGCAGCAAAGGGCGTAACAGGCACAGCAATTCTGGGCGCAGGTTATTTGCTTGCCAAGAATGGTATGCTGACCGGCGGTGCGAGCGGAGATGACCGCGCCGACAACTACAATGAAATGCTTGGCGACCAGAATTATGCCGTAAAAATCCCCGGGAAAGGGACTTACACGCTGGACTGGGCGAGCCCGTCGAGCGTGCCGCTGCTGATTGGTGCGCAGATCGCTAAAGACCAGGAAGACGGCGGAGAGTTTAATTTGACGCAGACGCTGGACAGGATGCGCCAGATTACGCAGCCCGTACTGGAAACCACGATGCTGCAAGGCTTGAATGACACGCTGGACAGTGTAAGCTATGCAGATTCCAATGACAAGTTGGCAACGCTTGCGACAAGCGCACTGGGCAGCTTCGCCAACCAGTTTGTGCCTACGGCCTTAGGCCAGGTGGCACGGACGGTGGACGATACCAGGCGAAGCAGCTACGGCGGCGGCGACACAAAGACAGAACGTGATATTGGGTACAATATCCGCAAGATGGAGAACAAAATCCCCGGGCTGAGCAAAGAAAGTGAGCCGTACATTGACCAGTGGGGCCGCGAAGAGGCGAGTCTTGACGGCACGGACGATTCAGCGGGAGGGATGTTCCTGCGCGGTGCGTACAACATGCTTAGCCCAGGTTACGTGAGCGCCGAAAACATTACCCCGGTTGACGAGTATCTGCAAGAACTGTACGGCAGTACGAACGACAGCCATGTCTTGCCGGAAAAGGCAAGCAGCAAAATTACCGTTGACAGCAAAGACTACTACATGACCCCGAAGGAAAAGACCGAGTATGCCAAGACAAGCGGTCAGACAGCCTATGACCTGGTTGACGAGTTGCGGCAGAACAGTATGTTTTTGCAGCTGCCGGAAGACCAGCAGAGTGCGCTTGTACAGGATGCCTACACGGTAGCCAAGACCGCTGGCGGTGTGGCCGCTGTGGGCGACGGCGTGAGCGGTGTGAACGCGAAGGAGTACGAGGCATACCGGGACGGCGGCGCGGAAGGATTCAGCCAGTATGTGCTGATGAAGAACGCCACTGACCTTGTGCGCGACGAAAAGCGGGAGACGAGCGGCAACGACAATGCTGACCTGAACACGGTGGAAACTTGGAATACACTGTATTCGCAGTTTGGTGATGACGCTGTGGGCAACTTTGTGAACAGCACCAAAGAGGACAGTACGGTGCGCAACATCAGCGACCTTGCCGGAGACAAGGCTGTAACCGCTTATATGCAGGCTTACAGTGCTGTGGCAAAGACGCTGGACGATGACCAAACACCGGACAAGTTCACCGTCGGTTACGGTATGCAGAAATACGGCCTGAGCGGAGACGACTTTGCGAGGGCGTATCTGGCAGCGTACTACAAGAAGGACAAGAACGGCAAGTACCCGGAAAAGGGAGGTGCCTATGCCGACAAGGCCGGTGCGGAGATTTACCAGAGCTACGGCGCAGATGCGCTGCGTGACTGGGTAAACTACCGCGCTACCATCCCCGACACGAACGGCAACGGCAAAGTCGATAAGGACGAGGCTATGGCACGTTTGAACGAGATGGATTTGACAAACGAACTGCGCCGAGCCTATTTGACAAAGACAAACAAGCAGTGGAAGAATCCCTATTGAGGTGCTGTATGAAGTTTGATTTTTGCATGAACCGGGCAGAGTATGACGAGCTTGTATTCAGCCTGACGGACGATGAGCGGGAAGTGCTGGATATGCGGCGGCACGGACGGCGCAATGCCGAGATCGCAGCCGAGATGAACTGCTGCGAGAGGACGGTAAACCGGCATGTGAGAAGCATTAAGAATAAGATGCGGTAAAAGCAAGAGCGGGGCGTCGAGGACGCCGCCCCCTACAACATGGCGGGCAGTCACTTTTTGAGTGGCTGCCCGCTTTTTTTGTTTTGGCGTAAGGATGGCGCAAATGCGGCGCGGGGGTGTCCTACAGGAATACAGTGTTTGCGGTATACTGAAAGTACCATAAGCGCTGTGGAAATTACTGTGAAAGGAACCTGAACTATGGAAATGAATTATGCTTCCAAAGGCGTTGCAAATGCGGGCCTTGCTACCGGCATTATTGGCACCAGCCTTGGTGCGCTGAATGCGCTGGGCGGCATGGGTGCGCTTGCCGGGCTTGTCGGCCCACGCGGCACTTGCAGCGAAGACCACACCATCAACCGCTATGAGCTGGCGCAGGAGCGGAAAATTGCCGAGCTGCAGAGCCAGATCGCACTGCGGGATGCCAACACCTACGGCGACCAGAAAATGTTGGAGATGTACAAGTACATTGACGGCAAGCTGAGTGCCATTGACACGAAGTTCTGCGATCAGGCTGTTCACAACCAGCGCACGGAAGACAGCTTTGCGCTGGCGCGACAGGACATTGCATCGGTGCGCAGTGAGCTTGACCAGAAGATCAAGCTGGAAGCCGAGCGCCGTTGCTGCGGTGACAACTCCATCGTGACTTACGCAAATGCCACCTTCTACCCGAAGATGGTCGCGGACGTTACTGTCGGCACCGCCACGACTGCGCAGACACTGTACAATCCGCTGCCCAAATGCGGCTGCGATTGCAACAGCTGAACGCGAGGGGGCGGCAATAGCCGCCCCTTTATCTTATGATGCGAGGTGTATCACATGGTCAGTATCGAGAAAGTACAGCGCGGCATTGCCGCCTACATGGAGCAGGAAATCATTGCCCGATTGCCGGAAGGTAGTCTTGGGAAAGCAGCCGCAAAGGGTGCAAAGTTCGTGTTTTTGGCACGTAGCAAGCAGGCCCTTGATACGCTGGCACAAAACCCGGTTGCAAAAGCATTCGGGCTTGCCGACACCGGGGAATTGGACGTGGATATGGCGTGCGATGCGGCGAAAGAAGCCATCGGGGACGGTGGTCTTACCGTTACTTTGCCTGTGCTTGGCAGCCTTACTTTTTACCCTGCTGATGTGGATACGCTGAAACGCATGATCGTGAGTGCATAAGGAGCCAACATGAACTATCTTGAAAAGCTGGAAGCGGAAAAGCGGAACTACATGGAGCTACCTGTCAGCTTGGGCAGCATGGAGATGATCCGCGAGATTGAGAAGACAAAAGAATGCCTGTGCGGTGATTCCGATGGAGAGTTGACCAAAGAGGACGCCATGAGCTGGATGTACAACATGAAGAATGAGGACGGCAGCTATGGTGCGCACTGGGAAATTGAACAGACACGGCCATTTATGGCCCCGCGCGGTATCACCTGCGATGCGTGGGAGTGGGCAGCTGTGATGAACATGATGTACAGCGACTACTGCAAGGTCGCACGCAAGAACAACGTGGACAGGCCGGAGTTTTATGCAGATCTTGCGGCGGCGTTTTTGGAGGACAAGGACGCGCCGGAGGACAAGGCCGGCCGGTACTACCACAATATTGCGGCAGTGCAGGAATAAAAAATCA